AGTTTAGATAGTTATTACGGCAATATGTTCGATGGTATTGAAGGTAATGGTCTTTATGCTGGTAGGGTAAGAGGTGGAAGTATGCGAAGAACTGGTGGTGCGGTTGGATTAAATGGTTCTATGATTAATACTCAATCACCCGCTTTACGCTCACAACCTTTTAGTGCTAATTTTCAATTTCAACATACTCTCCCTCCCAATTTTCAAAAGTTTAGCAGAGGTAGTGGATTGGGTTTAGGGTTATACACTTAATAATATTTAGGGCAATAATAATAAAAATATATTTACGGATTAATGTATAAATTATTATATATTAATACTATATAAGATGTCGCTTACAGATACACAGATACGAGAATTATGTGTTAAGATGAATATCCCACTCGCCAAAGAGGGTATTATATTTAAAGACGAAGTCCCAATCCCTATGGAGTTTAATAAAGCATATTTCATTAATTTAGAAGATGAGTTCGATGAAAAGGGTATGTTAAATACTGGTTCGCACTGGACTACTTGTATTATTGTAAAATATCCCTCGGGTGAGATAGACCCTATGTATTTCGATGCTTATGGTATGCCTCCGCCCGAAGTGGTAAAAGAACGAATGATGAAAACCTCTGGTAAGAAAATCCCTTTTAATACAAAGGATATTCAATCCCTAATGGCGAATGCTTGCGGGTGGTATTGTTGTGCGTATCAACACTATATATTTAATTTCAATTGTCGAACTGGTGATATTTATTTGGATACTGAAAAGTTTTTGGAATATTTCGACGACCTTAATAAGTCAATTGACTTTAAAAAGAATGAATGGGTATTAAAACACTTTTTTCAATCTGCCGACCCTAAATTAAGAAAGGCAATCGAGATTACAGCAAATACAAATAATATAACAGAAGATAGTAATGGAGGTATTGATATTTCTAAAATACCCGTTGGAGTTAATATGAAGTAGAAAGTAGGAAACCTAACACTAATATCGAACTAATTTAAAATAATATTTTTAGAAATAATTTTAAAAATATTTTACAAAAAACAATTTATAATATTAAATGAAAACCTTGTTAAGTTCTCTACTTTTCTACCAATCTATTTCAGTTTAATATAAGTATCCGCCATCGCTTTCGATGACCCCATTTCAGTCATATCATTAGCAAGTGCCTTGCTCTCTTCGCTCGTTTTAGCATACTTATCAGTAAGAAATGTATGTCTTAATTGATTAACCCCAACCTTTTTATCGAATATTTTATTTAATCTTTGGTTCAATTTAACACTACTCAATTGACCCATATTAGCATCGAATAGCAAATAAGGGGTTGGATTTACCTTAATCCATTTAGCAAGAATGTTTTTCAATTGTGTTGGTATATCGACGATTTGTTGTCCGTATGTCTTTGCCGTCTTATATGAATTGAATACCATCTTATTCTTATCCAAAAAATTATCTTTTTCTTTGTCGATGCTGGTAATTTTAAAATCGACGAAATCTTTGCTACGCCTTGGAGGGCAAAACATACCACCCAATACGGCAACAATAATATAATTCTGTATCTGTTGTAGGTCAGACGGAGTAAGGGTTTTCTTTTTATATAGCAATTCTGCTGTTCGTTTGAGGTCATCATATACAACTTTAACATCATTTCCGTTAATCCAACTGGCGTCTTGTGCGTCGGTCTTTTCTTGCTTGTCTATTTCTTTATTGTAATCCCTAACATCACTCAACATTAAATCTCTGTAAGGTTTCTTATCGGTGATTATTACTAAACTACTCAATATGGTCTTTCGTCGGTTAGGTGGTATATCTTTTAGAAACTCTAATACTTTATCAGTATCGTCGAACTTACTTAAATCCGCTAAACCCTCGCCCCATATTTTCGAATATAGGTTTTTTAGAATAGAACCATAGGTAGTTAAAGAAGATTTACTTAATGCTGGTCGCTTTTCGGCAATATACTTTTTAATGTGCTCCATTATATAATAAAGGCATAGATAATAATTTAGCAGATTTAATTAATTATTAATATTTATATTCGTTTATTTTTATATTTTTATATTGACCTATAATATAAATGACCGAGATACGAAGTTTAAGAAATGATTTAACTTTTGGTTTAACAAAAGAAATCGATTTAGTCGAACATTTAGAAAGAGTATTATGTCCCGTATATAATGAAACACATTTTATAAATACAAAGGATTTGTATGATGATGAGTATTGCTCTTATGATTTTGAAGGTGATATTAATAAAACACATATCGAAGTAAAGAGCAGACGAAATACAAAATATCAATATAATACAACTATTATACCAGTTCATAAGATACAAGAAACAGATAAAAAACAAGTATTCGTATTCTATTTTACAGACCAAATATGTTATATCGAATACAATAGGGAATTATTTAGCACATTTAAAACAAAAATGATTAAAGTATTTAGACAAGGCAGATATGACCCACCAACATTACATTATGAAATACCAGTTAATCTGTTAATTAATTTTTTATAATAATATATATATGTCTTATATAATAACAATACCCTCATACAATAGGGCAGAAGGATTACGAGATAAGACCCTTGCTATGTTAAAGAAACAAGGTGTCCCAAAAGGTAAGATAAATATATTTGTCGCAAACAAAGAAGAAGCAGAAACATATAGGAATACTATACCAAAAGATTTATATAACAAAATAATAATAGGGGTTAAGGGTTTATTACCTCAATTAAAGTTTATTATAAAATACTATCCCGAAGGCAAACAAATCGTTCGTTTCGATGATGATATTGAGAGTGTATTTAAAAAGAAACATAAAATAAGTGAGGGAGTGAGTAGAAGACAAATGGACGAAACAAGATTACTTAATTTAGATGATTTTATAAAACGAGCATTCGAAACATTACGAAAAGAAAACCTTACCTTTTGGGGAATAAATAAAACATCGAACCCTTTTTTTATGACTGATGGATATACGACAGACCTACGAGTTATTGTAGGTAATGTAAATGGTTGGATTAATTCTTATGACCCATCATACGACTATGTTGTAAGCACAGCAGAAAACTATGTAGGACAAGATATAGAAAATACTTTACGGCGTTATATTACTGATGGAGGGATTGTTCGATTTAATGATGTGGGTTTTACTGCTGGTAAGTATATGGCGACGGGCGGAATACAAGATGATATTGGAGGCAATAAGAAACGATTACAATTAATTAAAAAGAAAAACAGAATGTATAAAAAAGTGTATGGTAAATATGGTGAGATTGTGCCTAATAAGAACCAAGGCGAAGTGTTTCGTTTAATTCGAAATCCCGACAGAATGAAGGGCGAAGGTATTTTATATGACGAGGCGGATTTAGACAATTGTTAATTCTATAATTATTATTTTTGTAAAATATTTTATATTAGTATATAATATAAAATGTGTGGTAATCCAAGATGTAAAAGCATTAATATATTCTATCTATGTGATGATGAAAAGATTTTTATTCATTATGATAAATATCACAAACCAATATGGATACAACATTACGACAAGTTTGAAAAAGAACGGACATTCTTACGAGATACAAATAAGATATTTAAATGCGAATATATAGAATTGCCTATCGATAATCAATTATTAAGATTTGATACATAAAAAAAGGGTTATTAATTGATTTTTAAGATTAAATATGAAATAATAATATGAAATATGATATAAAGTATTAATAAAATTAATTTTATTAATGTTTAATATTGATTTTTGCTATATTATATGAATGTTAAGATGAATATTCATATAATTCTAATGTTTTTCTGTATAAATGATTAATTTTCGTCTAATAGTTCTGTTTCTTCGTCGTCTTCGTCTTCGTCAATCTCGTCATTAATAACTTCGTTAATCTTTGTTTGTTTTTTACCTCTTATTACTGGTGCTCTCCAAGTTGTATCTAATGGATTTAAACTCATACCATATTCGAATGTTTCACCCTCAATATAATTATCTGCCTCTCCATCTTTGTATATGGGTTTTAAATGTTTGAATGATGAGTAATCGACATAATGATGCGTTCTCGAAAATCGATGATTAACCTTTGCGAGATGTGGAAACATATCAACGAGATATTGTGCCTTCTGTAAATGTGCGTTCGGTTGTGAGTATATCGTATCTGTATTACCCCCTTTCTGCGCCATCGTTCTAACCTTTTCCGCCAAGAAATTATTGAATAACGCCGTTGGAAATCCCGCCTCCATTACTCTTATGGATAAATCTGTATCTTCGTTCCATTTGCCTCTCCAACCTTCCGCTATTAAATTATCAGTAATTAAATCATTCGATAATAAGATTGATGAATATATACGAGAGTTATAAACAACTGGTTTTAATTTTGTATTTGACGCTATTCCAAACATCGTATAATTGTGTCCGCTCATTTTTATATTTGTAAATCTATCACAGAAATCCTCTATTGCTCGAAATACAACTCCGCCTTTTACAAGTGTTCTTTCTCCATTCGAACATCTTTTATATGAAATGATATTGTCGTCGAGTATCCAGTGCCTCTTTGCTCCTATCGAAATCGAATGTCGCCAAACAAAGTTTCTTACGGGAATGCCTCCACTCTTTAATGTCTTGGAATAATTTTCGGGACAAACCAATAATTTTTCGATTGGAATGACTTTCGCATATTCATCATATTCGAATGGTTCGACAACCACTTTGTAATCTAATCCACTCCACTCCAAATATCTCTGTGTTGTTCTTTTTTCATATCGACCTAATGATATTACATATATCGGGTATTTATTTTTTAATGGTTCGGGACACACCCACATTTTCGATTTATATGGGGATAATTCAATTGGTCTTTTGGGAAACCAAACGCTCGTTGTGCTTTCTGTGATTTTTATCTCGAACACATCAATCATATTTTTAATAAACTTTTTTCTTTTTTCAGTATCACATCTTTCAATTGAAATTGTAATTGTAGCACATTCGTATTGTTTTTGATTGCTCTCGAATGAAGGCATAAACTTATATTCTAATTGTTCGTCCCAATTAGGTTGTTTTGACGCTTGTTTGTATTCTAATGGTTTTGTCCCCATCGACAGACCAATTGTCTTTAATAATATTTTAAACGCCTTTACGAAATCGTCCATTTTTTCAATTGACGGGGTATGAACCACTATCTCTTGATACTCTTTATCAACTTTAAACTTTTTATCGAATAGTGAGGTAAAGTTAATCATTATCTTTGCTTTCTTAATATTAATATCAACGATGTCTTTATATTGATTTTTCTTATAAACAATTTGATTTGTATATTCTGTATTTAGATTTATATCTTTCAATTTTATAGGCAAAAGCATTTCAATTTTTTTTTCAATTAAAAAAGACGGCAATTCAGTTATTTCGAATGTAATGTTTTCGTCAGTCATTATTATACTTTATATTGAGTTATTAATTTTTTGATATTTCTTAATTAGTATAGTATTTTGATTGGTAGAAAAGTAGAAAACTTGACGCTCTTTTTGAACTTTATTATAACTTTTTATTTGCTAAATCTTTTTAAAATAATTTCTTTAAAAACATTTTTAAATTAATCCTAAATCTGTGTTAGGTTTCCTACTTTCTACCATTCTTAATTCTTTTTCTTTCTTATACTCGCCATATAATCTTTCGCCTCTTGACTTCCTTTTACAAATCGACCTTTTCTCATACCAGTTCCAGTTGCCTTTTGTAATTCTTTTGCTCCCATAGCACCCAATTTTGAACCCAAAGCAGAACCAGCAACACCAGCAACGGGGTTTCCACCAGTAGCAAATGTAGATAATCCACCTAATACCGCACCCGAGGCAGCGGGTATTCCATATCTAATTAAATCGGTTGCTAATCCGCCTTTCTTCGATGTGATATATTTACCAACATCTTTACCAACTTTCGCTACGGGTTTAAATGCCTTCTCGGTTGGTTTAATAACCTTTTCTTTAAAACCTTTATCGATTGTCTTTCCTAAATCCTTAAATGCCTTTCCAATATCGATTTTTCCGCCAGTCATACTTGTTTCGCAATGAGGGCAAACAATTCGATTTTGTAATAATCCCGTTGCGTATCGAGGTCTTCCATAATCCATAGGGGACATAGGTGGGTGAGCGAGATGTTCGGGCGACGGCAATCCCATTCCGTCCATTTGTCTTGGGTGATATACACCTCTATCTCCGCCGATAAGATGTTGTCTATAATCACCCATCATAGCACCTCCACAAACCGCTCCGCCGAATAATTTTCTAACATCTTTCTTGAAAAACTTTCCCGCTTCATTAACACTAAACTTATCATCAGCAATCTTCTTCTTGCTTTTCTTTCCACCAAAGGTGCTTATAACATCATTCACACTAAACTTTTGGTCGAGTAGTGGTGTCCCTTGACCTCTTACACCTCTGTTTGCTCTTATACTCGCCATATGGTCTTTTGCTTCTTGACTTCCTTTAACGAACTTCGGCATTCTTATAGAATTATGTGAGATAATATTTTTACCAATTTTTTCATTATATCCCGCTCCCGTTGTTGCTACATTTACTCTTGCTCCTATTGTCGTTAATGTATTACTAAACTTTCGTAAAAAGGTGAGGTTTTCGAATAATGATTTTGTATCTTGTTTGACGAACTTTTGGTCTGTTTCATCGCCTATACCATTTGCCTTTAATACACTTACGATAAAATCTTGGCAGTTGTTATCCCTTGCGGAGTATCCATAGAACTCTGTTTTACCCATTCGTTCTTCGGTCTTATTCATCAATTCATTAATAGTCAGACCACTTGGTATATTACTGGTTATATCCTTGACTTCTTCTTTTGGTCTTGATGGTGGGGATACTTCCATATTAATTACCTCATTCTTTTCGACACTTAATTTCTTACCGCTCTGTGTCGTCATTTCTAAAAACAAATGAAACAATTCATCATATTCACTTCGTCCAAATCTTTTACCAAAACTACCCAAAGAAACCGCAGACAAAGCACTTGTAAGTAATGATGATACTGGTGTTCGTTTTATTTTATATGATGTAATAATTTCTTCGCCATATTGTTTTAATATTTTTCGAACCTTTGGTGGATAATCCATACGACCATATATAACCGCCTTTCCATATTTATTTATATCTTTCGACACATCTTTCGCACCTTCATATGCTTTATTTGCCGTCCTTTCAGTAAAATCTACCGCTGTCTGTAATCCCTTATTGACTTTACTACCCACTTTTTTTATACCTTTCGATATGTCTTGTAAAATACCATCTCCCTTAATTAAATGTGCCTTATCCACATTCATCGCCTTACCTCCCATTACAGCAGAATATACCCTCGCCATCGCCCATTGCTCCGCAGATTTAACTTGTGGGCGAACAGATGACGGATTTGTTTTATATGCTCCTATGCCTTTGTCGTAAATGGTTTTCAATCCATCAATATTATAATCAGTAATATTTGCTATATCTTGTATCGAATGACTTTCATTTTTATCGAACCCATATTTCTTATTGAACTTATTTCTATAAGTATCATTTATACCACTACCTTCTTTTTCTGCCTTCTTTTCAGCATATCGCTTCTTATTCGATGCTATTGTTTGTATTCTCTTTGCTTCTTTTCGTTCTTCATCAGTAGCATATTTCTGTTTTCGACCTCTCTTTGCTGGTTCATCTTCTTCTATAACCAATTGAATATTCTTCTTTTTCTTTGGTTTCTTTGCTACATTCACATCTTCCATCGTCATTTTAATATTTTCTTTCAATTGATTTTTATATTGAGTATTTTCCTTTTGACTTTGTATATCTTCCATACCCATCATTTCCTTCTGTTGCTTCTTTGGTATATTTTTTCGATTACCATATTTATCTTTATATTGTGCCTTACAATCCACATCACTCATCGCACAAGGATAAGTCATATTGTGCTTATCAGCAAAATCTCTTACAAAAGTCGTCCATCGATTAGGCATCTTATATATTACCTAAATATTATTTTGTTGGTGGATTTTATTTATAGTATTTTCGAGTGGTAGAAAAGTAGAAAACATAACACACTTTTCGAACTTTTCTATAATCTTTTTTTTGTAAATAATTTTACAGCATATATGTAAAAATATTTTTATAATTTTATTCTAAATCCTTGTTAGGTTTCCTACTTTCTACCCTTTATTCATCTTTGTCTTTAATGACTAAAACAATAGTAATGGCGGGGTCATTAATCTTAATAGGTTGTAAATCTGTGCCTAATATAGTCATTCTTAACTCGTTATATGTGCCCGGTATTAATTTGTTCCAAATGAAATTGGCGGGTCTTTCACTAATAAGTTCTCCAACTGCTACAACGGGGACGAGAGTATAAATAATACTGGTGGGTTGTGCGTAAGCATTATCGATATTTGTAATCGAAAACAAAAGTGATGAGTTCGGTTGGACATTGGGAGCATTCGTCGAAATATATGATAATGTGCCGTTTGCTAATTTACTCACATAAGGGGATACTGGTGGGACAAAAGCATTATTAGTATTTTGGTCTGTCGCAAAATTGACTACATAACCCAATATTTCATTCATCTTTGCTGGTAAAGTAATAACTGGATTGAATGATTGAGTGGGGAATACAATTCCCGCTGGATTGGTAAAAGTTGCTGGTAAGGCAGTAGGGAACAAATATGTATTAATTTGAACCGCATATCGAGAGGCATTAACAATAAACTCGGCATAATATACATTTGCCCCCGCACCATTAACTAAATAATGTCCGTTATTAATCATTTCGAATTGTAAGTATTGATTGATTGTTGCGACTTCATACAGACCATCGGGTATAACAATAGTATATGTTGTTGTTATTGCTCCACTCACCCAATTATAAGAAAAAGTATTATTGCCTTGTGCTGATGTAATGTTAAACCAACTATAATATATAGCACAACTCGCAAATGCTATAAAGTTTTGTGTAAATTGAACTGAATTGGGGAACTTATATACAAACTTGTTATTTTGTCCGTCTTGAACCAAATTACTTGTGTTTAACACTAATGTTCTCATTATATAATATACAAATATAAAATAATATTATATAAAATACCTAAATTAATAAACAGAACTTCCACTAACTTTTGGTTTTATATGTTTCTTCATAATCATACCACCTCTTTTATTGGTAATCATCTCACCAGTTCTAACCAATTTCGAAATAGGGTCATACGAACCAATCCCTCTTTTGTCTAAACCTAATCCTAAACCACTTCCATTAAAAGAACCTTCGGGCAATCCTAATGCCGTTGGTGTTTGTGCTCCACCGAAAAAAAATGGTGTTTGGTTCTTCCAACTCCTCATCTGTGGTATGCTATTCGACATAGTTGGGTTCGATACTTTTGGGTTATATCCTCCGCTCATTATATTATATAATAAGACAATATTATTATGCTTAATATCCATTCTTCGCCAATTCAATTAACATATCTTTTACTTGTCCTCTTGGTAATAATTGCTTATCGCTCATCTTCGTAATATGTTGCTTAAACTTCTTAATTAAATCGGCACTATCATTACCCGCTACGATTTGACCTCTCATTATTTCGAATAAATTAACATCTTTATCATCTTCGGTTTTGTTAGGTGATGGTATATTAATTCTATCCAATAGATTACTATGTTTCATAACCTTATGTAAATATCCTTTCTCTTCACCATTCAATCCATCTATATCTTCGTATGATGGGATTTGTCCTCCAACAATCTTTCGCATTATTTTACCTACATTACTCGATACTCGAACAGATTTTAAATCGGGTATAATAGAACCAGCGGGTCTTTTAATTGCTACAATATCATTATCTAACCTATCTTTATTGATTACATATTTACCAAATGGAACAAATCTCGGTGGTCTTTCTCGCATACCTTTTGAAAAATCAATATCACTATCGACAATAACATCTGCCCTTTTATTAGGTCTTGATAAACCTCGTCCCATAATACCTTTGCCTCCAACTTTCTTATCACCACCAGCACTACCTCCACCTTCATCTTTTATTCTTGCTTCCGCCATAATAATACTATCTTGAATACCGAAATATGCTTTAATTATTGGGTCTTTTCGTTCTAAAAATGCTTTAATTTTTGGTTTAGACCCTCGAATACTACTCGGTGTAGCACCACTATAAAATGCTCCTCTACCTAATTCTCCTTCTAATCCATCGATATAATTAAGTAAGTATTCTTTTGTTGGTTGTCCGCTTACTTTAATATCGCTTGGTGGAACATATCCATATTCTCTTCCATCGAATACAAATGTTCTTTCGGGTCTGCCTCCAAATGCCGTAGCATCACCTTCTCGTTTCGCATATTCACCTACCAATTGACGAAGCATTTGTATTTCAGCACCTAAATCCGCACCAGCAGCGGTCAATTCTTCTAATCTTTGTAGGGTTGCTTGAACTCCAATTGTATCCCTTCTTGCTTGTGCCTTTGCTAAATCAACGAGAGCATCTCCTAATTGTTGTTTGGTAGGTAAATCCCTTACTATATAATTAATCTGTTTCAACATTTCTGCCTTTTGAATAGAATTACTTGCTTCATTAATACTTTCGAATGTTTCGGGTAAAAAATCTAATACATCTTCAATCTGTTTTAAATTGACTGCTATTGCTCTACCTTGACGAGTATTTTGAACTCCTAAATCAGTAATAGCATCTTGAATATCATCGACATCTCTTTTACTCGCCATATTATCTCGAATAATATGCTGATTTGCTAATAATTGAACTCCTAAATCTTGTTGTAGTCCATATTCGACCCCTTGTGTTTCTTCGAACTTTCTCATATATTTCTGTAAATAATTTTGAAAAATTGTAGCATCAACACCTAACTTATATTTGGGTTTTAAATCAGTAATAATAGTATCGATTTGATTTGCTAAAAACCTCAATTCAACTGGGTCTAATGCTTCTGCTATTTTATTAGCATTAGCACCATCAGCAATTTCGCCTAATCTTGACCTAACATTTCTTCGCATACTAATTATATCAGTTTCTTTTTGTTCGGTTGTTCTTGTATCGGTTGGTTGGGTTGGAGCACCCGTCTTCTTATACACTTGATTTGCTTGTAGATTTTCAGCATTAATCTTTGCTTGTAGTCCCAAAGTTGCTAAATATGCTTCTCTAAACTTCGCTGGGTCTAACGGAGATATGTAAGGATTACCACTCATTTTATATATTATACACATATAAAAAAAATGTAGGGATTTATCAATTTGCTCTAAAATAGACATTAACATTCAATTATCTCATCTTTAATGTCTTTCTTCGAACTCATATCATAAATGGGATACTGGGATAAATCTGCTCCATTCTCTAACAATTTATCACATACAATAGCATTAAACTCTTTATCAATCTGCTCGTCGGTATATGAGGTAAAAAGAAACTCCATCTTCTCCAATACCTTTGCTTTTTCTCTCTTGCTAAAAGTAGAAACATTTGTAAGTGGGTGTTTATTCATATCTTCCAACACTATCATCTTTACTTTCATCGCCTTTTCTTTCAACTTTGCTAATTCTTCTTCTGTCGAACAATCGATTTTCATTATATACTAACCATAGATAAAAAAAAGATTAATAAAATCTTATTTTTATTTTTTGTTAATTAAGTTATTAAAATTATCTAAATATATTCTAAAATGTATTATCTATTATTAATTAATATTCATCATATCCATTCTGTTCTATTTCGATTTGTTCGGTTTCATCAATCTCATCATCGTCCTCTTTTCGAATAATACCCTTGATGATTTTACCCGTCTTTGTATTGCCCTCAATCTTAAACATACTTTCACACCACTTATAATATTCATCTCGACCATATTCTCGTTTTTCTCGGGTTGTTCGTAATTTTTTATAATCTTCGCTTTCTTGAAACCTACCCCACATATCTTTAATTTGAATTGTTTTCTTTTTCTCATCTTGTATATCGATTTCTCCATTTTCTAATGTTTTGATTTCACATTTTCGATATAAATCATTAAATACCTTTTGAAATAGATTTTGGTCCTCGATAAACTTTTCAGTTCGTTCTCTAACTGATTGTGGGATTTCGAACACAATTCCTTTGTTTTCTACATATTTCGATTTATAAACCCCTAATAGTAAATCCAAGAATATCGGTCGCATTCTTAACATAAAATCATCAGTTTCATAATAGGTATTTGCCCGTCTATATTGAATACCTCCAATTATCTTATCAATCTTATTCTCATCATCAGTAAAATTAATGGGATAATCAATATGAGTTAATCGTCGATAATCACTTGCTTGTGGTTTTCCATCTAAATCGGGTGCGTTATTGAACTCCATTACGAATGTTGAGGTCATCTTGAATTGAACGGGATTTGAATGTAATAATCGACCAGTAAAATCACCTCCACCAGTTAGATTTCTCATCATCGCCACTTTGATAAGACCTCCAACCTCTTTGAAATTAATATATCTTTTATTCATACAATTATACATATCGGGTGATGGTGTATTTGATTTCTCCGCATCTTTTAATATTCCGTTAGGTGCTTGATAATAATAATCCCCTAAACTTTTTCCCATCATCGACCCAGTAAATCCTTTTCCGTTTCCGCCTTGTCCGTTGAATAAGAATAATTTTTGATATGGTCGTCCATCTAATCCACTCGCCAACACTTGTAAATATAAAATCCGTTGGTCTGCGTCGGGTTGGATTGTTTCTACAATATTTACCAATTCATCTCGTAATTTTCTGTTTTCAGTCCATTCTCGAATATCCTCCGCTGTAATATCATAACACAATTCTCCATCTTCGTTCCGTTCTAAATAATCATCACCCTCATCACTATAACCATAATTTACCTCTTTGTAATCATATTTGGTCGTAATAGTCATATAGTCATCATATTCATATTCTCGAAACTCTTTTGTTCTTAAATCGACCAATCCATTTTCGAACCCTAAAAGATATTCTTGTTTATTGAATGTGTCTTTGGTCTGTTTTACAAGGGGTAATAGTTGTCGAACTATATCATTAAACGCTCCGCCTTTTGAGGTCATACCCCTCAATAATCTCATCAGTTTCGGTAATTCTTTATCATCTAATTCGACCGCTCCTTGTAATTCCGCCTCTAATAATTCATACAAATCCTCACTTATATATAGTGTTAATTTATATCTTTTCTTATCATCAGTTTCATTCCACCATCGATTATTTTTATATAAGAATAGTTGTCCCTCCTCCATCACAATATATTTATTCCATTCCTCGATATATCTATCCGCCAATTTCTTCGCCGATAATAAATCCTCCCATTCTTCGTATGATTTCTCCTCATCATATATGGGTATTTCTAATGCCTCGTCGAATGGTTTTTGTATATAATTAATCGAAATGTTGAATTGTGTTTTTAAAATCGTTTGAATATCCGTCAATATCTCCGCATACCACAATTCTTTTAAAATCATAAATCCATCTTGGCAAGGGACTATATCCTCGATTTTGAATTGTTTGTGTTCTACAAGATAAGATATAGATGTTTCTTGTAATAATCTTTCGACAGATTGAGACCACATCGCCATCACACCTCTTTTTTTCTCGTTGATGTCTTTCCATTTGTTAGGGTCTGCCTTTAATACCGCTTTTTCGATTGTGTCTTTGTTTTCTCGATATACGATTTCAATAACAGATTTAATTTCATTTTCAATATCGATAATCTCTTGGATTAAGTTCGTATCATTTGTAATGATATTGTGTTCTCTTAACCAACCATTATAAGACCCACCGAACATAAGACAAATTGGTAGGTTCTTTGCGATGTCTTTTGAAACCTTATGATGCCTCATAATTGCTGTTCGAAAATGTTGGGGATTATCGACATATTTTTTTAATGAAACCATAGGGATATTATGATGATTACAAATCTCCATTATGATTGTCGGTTGGGCATTCACCATATCAATATCGATATATATCCCATCACATAACGAATGTCTTGTGGGTCGATGATAAACCGATAAAGATGTATGATATGCTGGGATTGACCGACCCCATTTGTGTTTTGGTAAATGAAATGATACGATGAACTTTTTTTGTTTTTTGTTATAACATTCTTTATATTTGATGATTTGGTCTAATTCTGTCTTATAAGGTATTCCGCTATACCTCTTAATTCCGTCATAATTAATACCCATTTGATTTTTGATAAACCCATAAACCTTTTTAATATCCGTCATCTCAACCATCTTTTTCTTATCGAAAATCGTTGATTTATATGTTTCGGGATTTAATCGCCACTCGAAAATGGGTTGAGGGTTCTGTGGTTCTCCAATTGAAATTGCCGAGATAATTGCGTCGTCATTCTGTAAGTCAGTCATTCTATATTATAGTTATAGATAATAAATTGTCTTTATATTGATTATTCTTATAAATATATTTCCAAATCAATTTTTTTTATAATTCGTAATTAATTAATATTCGTTCTGTTTTTATCTCTAAATATTTCTTTAAAAAGGTTTTCAATTTTATAAGCATTAAAATTATTCGCCTAAATAATTTTAATCTTTCTCTTAATATATTCGTTTAAAAAATCCCTAAACATTCTCCGCCAATATTTCGATATTCTGTATTTTCGCTAAACTTTCTTGTAAAAATAGTATAGTTTTCTCTTTATCTGCTACGGCAAAATCGTCTAATGCTTTCTGTATCTTTGCTACATACGGCAATAATATATCATATTTCTTCATATCTTCATCGCTCATTCCACATCGATATTTGTAATAATATGCCTTATTCTTACTCTTAATCTTCTCGGGATTATCGGCATAAACTTTGCGTTTATACTCTCTCATATATGTTCTTGCGTCAATTGGTTCAGTCATCTTATAGTATAGTATTATATAATAAATTGTCTTTATATTAATTAAAGATATAAACAATAAATATAAAAAAAAGTATTTTATATTAATTAAGTTAAATAAATGTTTCTAAATAAATGTTTATGTTTTTATATTTCTAAAAGTTATAGGCGGGGTTCGGGGTTTTCTTTTCATAACTATCCATTCGACACAATAATATATTACCCTCATTATCCTCTTCGCCTCCATCATACCCTAATATATGGGACACTCCGTCGCCTTGAATACAATATTTAATAAATAATTCGAATACCCCATTATCTTTTAATAATCCAACCAATAATTCAGTTTCTTCGTTTTCACACAATTCCTCAATCATCTCCATCGTAATCGGTTCGGGTTCATTTTCAATATCCGTCGTCATTCTACAAATCGAACAAGTTCCATAGTCAATAGCACTCTCGATACAATCTTCGCAATATTTATGTCCGCAATTGTGTAATTTATCCGCCACTCTTTCTTCGCAATAATCCTCTAAACAAAGGGGACATTTCGTATCAGTATCCACAAAATCACTCTCATCTTTTTCATATGTCCCTAATGTCTGCCCCTCTAAATGTATAAATATTGAGTGAGGTGTAAAATAACATAGGTTTTCATTTGTATATTCTAAAACCGCCGTCTTTTGTTGTTCCCAATCTAATTGTCGAAAATAATAAGACACATTCCATTTATCATTATTTATAAAACAAAGGTAAGATGTCGGGTCATCTGCCTCCATAGTAATATCCATATCCTCGATATTAAACTTGTATTCTTTGTGATGATTATCATACATATAGGTCGCAATCTTTCGTTCTATTCCAGTCCATTTTTGTTCTAATGCCTTACAAAATATTCTTTTTAACACATCATCGAAATTGTGTCGATGATTTAATTTATTCTGTTGATATTGTGGGGGATATGTGGTCTTAATTATATTCCCATCTTTGTCTTTGGTGGTTTTCATAATTAATCTCGTTTGGTTTTGGTTCATTCTATTCATTTCTATTATAGTAGTAGATATTAACTTGTCTTTATATTGATTATTCATATAAATATTTAATGTATTTATCTTTCAATTTTATAAGTAATTTTATTTCAATTTTATTTTAAATCGATAAAGAATTGTAAATTAATTATTTGTAGGTTTTTCTAAACATTCTATTCTTTTATAAGAAAATATAGTATAAATCTCTTGCGGTAGAAAGTAGGAAACCTAACAAGGATTTCGAATAATATTATAACTTTTTTTAAGCAGATATTTTTTGAAAAAGTTTCTTTTAAAAAAATTATAAAATATTTCTAAAAATGCGTTAAGTTTTCTACTTTTGTTAAGTTTTCTACCTTATACTAATAAATCATATAAATAATACTATAATAGGGATACATAGGAGGGTCTTATCTCTCTCTTTTTTTACCTCCCTTACTTTTTTTATTTTTCGTTAAAAGAAAAAATTGATTTGCTTTGCTAACAAATCTTTATAAGAATAATTATTATAAGATGACCTCGATTGAATTGAAAGAACAAATGAAAGTGTTAAAAGCACAACAAAAGGAAAATGATAAGAAATTAAATGCTATGAAAAAAGAATATGACCTATGGAAAGGAATAATGGCGAGGCAACATACATTCTGTTATGTGAATAATTATGCCGACAAATACCCATCATTCGAGGAAATGGTAATCCAACAGAACTGGAAAAACACCCGATTTAACCCGACCGAATGGGAGTTCTTATTTAATGAATTAAAATATACTGATGCTGATTTCTTTTCGATATTTATGGGTTGGAATACTGCTATACAAAATATTTGCTGGTCTGACCGAAAATGCTCGATATGTTTGGAATATTATACAAAAGATAGAACGATGAATAAGTTTGTGAATTGCGGACATTATTGTTGTAATGGTTGCTATAAAAAATTACCAAAAGAAAACGGACATAGAAAATGTGTAATTTGTCGAGAAAGTGAAGCACCAAAATAATTGCCTATAAAATTGATTTAAATTGCTAATAAATTATTAAATCAAAAAACACAACAACAATAATTTAATTTAATTACTTAAAAAAATTGATTTGGATTGCTAATAAATATTTATATCAATAATCAATATAAAAGAATGTCTTACAAAGCACAATACAATAATGTCGTCGATGAACTACGAGAGTTCGGTTTAAAACACAGAACTAATTGGGTCAAACAATCGGGCGGAGTTTTCGGTAAAGGGTTTATTGCGACAGAGGATACAGAAAAACTTAAACAATATGCGACTGGTAAAGATGGAACTTGCGTCAAAGAAAGTTTATTAATGCTGGTAAAAATGAAAATAAAAGGACAAAATCCCGTTTGGGTTCAAGGTGAATTACGAGGTCGAGGTGGTGATTGGAATGAAATAGATGATAATAGAGGAATGCCTATGTATCATTGCTGGGTCGAATTAAATGAAAAAGTATATGACTTTTCGAATGGAACGAGAACCATAGCAGACCGAGATTTATTCTATATGTATCGTCGAGTGGTAAAATCACAAGAAGTCCCGTATAATCTCATTAAAAAGGGTGATTATGAATATTCTATAAATCATAATTTCGAACGGGACAGATTACCATTTGCCGAGATTATTCGAAAAAAACAAAGACGATTTGGATATAAGGCAAAAGAATAAATATTTAGTGGCGGACAATACTTATAAAATTGAAAAAAAAATTGAAATGGTTTTTAAGAATATATTTATATCAATAATCAATATAAAGACAAAGTAATAATACAAACTATAATAAGAAAATGAACCCAACAGCGAACGCAAATATTACTAATAAGGAGAAATGGTCTTTGGAGGCAAAGGCAAAACAAGGTTGGAAATGTTATTACATCGAACGAGATGCGATATATGATTTACAGACCACCCGAAATGCGTTGAGAGCAGAGGTCTTACAATTACGAACTAATCCACAAGGGGATTTCGAACACTTAAAGCAGATGTTTCTAACTCTATATGATAAGGTAGGTGAGGTTTGTGATTGCCCGATTTGTTATGAACCTATGGTAAAAGAAAATACATATGTGGCGATGTGCGGACATTTGGTCTGTAAAGAATGTAAATCGAAAATTGTAGAATGCCCTATTTGTAGAAAAAAATATTAAAACTAAACCAAATAAAAATCAAACTTATAAATATTTTAACCTAATTTAATTAATCAAAAAACAATAAAAATATAGGGGAAACCCTTTTTTTTGCCCTTAAAATTGAACTTTTTTATCTGTATTTTTTAATACACATAAAACATAACAATATAACAATTTAAAAAAAATTGATTTACTTTTGCTTATAAAATTGATTGATAAATACAGAATATATTTATATCAATAATCAATATAAAGACATCTCAATAAGATATAATAAGAATGAATAAAATGAGTATCACCAATTTAACTGATAATTTGGCGGAGGCAAGGGAGAAACAAATACAAATTGCCGAGTTCGAAAGGATTTGGAACATTATTACGGACAAGAATACTCCGTTAAGTGATTTCAACGGACACTTTTGGGTCGAAAAAGATGGAGTTGTTTATGATGATTACCCTTGGTATATCGAAGAACCCGATTTTAAAAGGGCATTTGGAATAAAAAAACACAATAAATCATTTCAATATGAGGTTTGTAATGAACCCACTACAAATATGTTGGTCGGTATGATGATTAAAAAGAAGTTCGAAGAAACGGGAAGAACCGAACAAGAAATTAAACATCTCATCGGTGAGGTATGGACTGAACCAAAGAAATTGTGTTGTCTATTCAATTCGATAAGCAGACAACAAAAAATAGGTGGGAAACTTGTATTTGGAAGTGTATATATGACGAGTGATAATGGTAAAAAGAAACATTATGTATGTGGGTCGCCAAATGCGAGAATATTTAATGATTTTAAGAAACCATATGACCCGATGGATAGTTTGTAAATAAATTAAATTAAATCTTAACTAAAAAACAACTAAATAAATAAATATTTAGTTGTTTCGATTTTATATACATTTAAAAAAAAATTGAAATGCTTTTGCTGATAAAATTGATTGATATAAAATTAAAACAGAGATAGATATAATCGAAATAAAATGACTGATATTATGACTGAATTAACTAATTTCTTCGCAACGAAAGGGTGTGAAAAATGTCGAGGGTATTTCGATGTTTGGAATAATGATGATGCTAATGATGGTGATATGGGTAAATGTAATGATTGTGGGTTAGATTTCAATACTCTATATCCTCAACCACCGAAACCACAAATAATCCCAAGACCCGACTATTGCTTACCAGTTGGACGACCTAATTATTGGTTAAGCAGACAAAATTGTTGGTGGAATGTGTTATATCATATCCATCACTCACCAAATAAAAAAAATCATAAACAGAGGGCGGGATTAATTAAATACAAAGGTAAGGTCATCTACGGAAATGATGCGGATTTTAATTTAATGGAACACATCGACACTCGACGATTTCATTATGGGTGCGGACACACTTGGACGGAACTTAAAAATGGTGAGGGTATTATCGATTGGGTGATAAACGATATACTCAAAACCCCATCATCTACAAAGGTGATTTGGTCGATGGCGGAATTGACTGAATTAGGTTTCGAACATATCCCCTACACAAATGAAAAGGCGTTAATCAACAAATCAAAAAAGACCTTCTATTGTAGTTGTAAAGATATTAAAAGTGGTAAAAAAGATTACAGCGATGTCTGCGGAATTGAATGGGCGAGAAACTTTTGGAAAGATGTATTATAAATATAACACATATTTCGATTTCAATATTGTATAGCATATATTCTTTAAATTGTTTTCATATATAATTAATTAAAAAACTTAAAAAAAATAAGGGGAAACCCTTTTTTTATGCCGTATGTAGAGTAATGACCTCTGTAAATCCTTTGCGAAATCTATTGGTAGGGTCTGCCTCCATATCGATTATTAAAGGCGACATTTTTTCTGTTGTAGCATATTTATATACAGCGAGTAATTCATCTTTGGTAATACCTAACCCGAACTCACTTAAAATAACATTTACCTCCCTATTACCACTCAATTTTAACAACACCATATAAGAGCAATTGTTTCGAATAATTTTTGGTATTTTAAAGTATGACTGACTAATAAACACAACAGATACATTTAGTTTTCTTGCTCTTATATAATAATTTTCAACCATAGTTAAATCCTTACTCAATACCAAGTCGTCCCACACTACTAAATGATTAACATCTTTATCGAACTTATCTAATGGTGGAGTATTGCTTAATCCCTCTTTTATTACTATTTGGTCGCATTTAGAAGTAATCCATTTATACAAAGGTTCATCTTTGTTTTTAGTAATTATGGTGATTGTTTGGAATGTGCCTTTATCACCACTGCTAAATATTCGAATAAGATTTACTAAATAATTGGTCTTACCCGAACCCGAGGGAGCAACGACACACATACGAAATGGTATTTTTAAATTATGTAAATGATAGTTGGGATTATCTACCTTATCAAGAAACTCTTTTGGGATTTTTTCATACATATTAACAATCTTACCGCCATCAATATCGGGCGGATTGTCTGACTTCTTCTTTTTAGGAGGCATTCTATAATATTAATATAGATATTAAAAATAACAAATAAAACAAATCGATAATTTTTTATATATATGTATATTATATAATGGCGTCATACTTACCACCTTTGGAAAATCTCGCAATATTCGACCCAAGTGTATTTCGACATAATGAAAATGCTTTAACGATTGATGAGGGATTGAAATATTTTTTAGCATATCCAGCGGCACAAGGAGCAGAGGCATTACAAGCGATAGATGTAAATGGTATTGCTACATTTAACTCGAATGTAGTATTTGCGAGTGCTAATCCACCTACATCTGCGGGAACACAACCATTAGCAAATGATAGTTCAACAAAAATGCCTACGACTGCTTGGGTTCAAACTGCTATTGGAGCAACTAATTTATTAACTTCTAATAACACTTGGACTGGGACAAACAATTTTAATAATGATATAGTGGTTAAAGACCAAATAACCCTTACTGAAAACACAGCGGTTTCGAATACAACGATGTTTCAACAAGTCAATTCATTTACAACCAATTTAACTGGAACACTACCTACTTATGCTTTGGCGGTTAATTCTACAACTATTCAATCATATACAAATAATAATGATACTATGACTTTTTCTACGGGAGTTAATTTTAATAATGTTGTTTTACCTTCATCTACGGGATTTCTACCACCACCTAATACTATTTCTACACAATTGACTACTTGCGATTGGGTTCAACAAGCAATTACGGAAGGAATAAATAATTTATTAGCAAATGATAACACTTGGACGGGATTGTATAATAATTTTAGTAGTGATATGGCGGTTAGTGGTGCTTCTTTTAGTTATACGGGAGCAATACAATCACCTACTAATGATGGAACATATGTAGCAACAAATCAATTCGTTCAATCTGCTATTCAAGCATCTCAACAAGCAAATAATACTTATGCGGGATTACAAGAAACATTAATTTATAGCGAAATACCTTATGAGTATTCATCGTTAGGTAGTGTGGTGGGTAATGCTATGTATAATTATGGACCGAGTGCTTTGTCGTTTGCCGTATCTAAATCTTTTAATACTACGGGTTATTCTGCTACGGATAGTGTGTATGTTTGTTTTAACCCTACAAATCCTATTTCAGCATTAGGTCAAAATACTCAACTTTTTTTTACACCCGTCCCACAAACCTCATTCGAACCTTGTGTTCTTGCCTTTTCTGCTGACGGACAATATGCTATTGCTACGAGTGATACTTATGCTACAAATGCGGCAGAAACTTATATAATGAGTAAAAGTGCTGGTAATTCGGGGACTTTTAATGCGGTTCAAGGCGGAGTATTTTATCATTTTTTTAATGATGCTTGTTTATCTGCTGACGGACAATATCAACTATTAGCAGAAATAAGTGGTAGTAATCCTATGTATTTGTCTGTCGATTATGGTATTACATTTAGCGGGGTCGCTACTACTGGCGTTTGGTTTTCTTGTGCTATTTCTGCTACGGGTAAATATCAAATGGGCATCGCTCAATTTCAATTTATAGCAAATAGTAGTGATTATGGAGCAAATTGGACTTATACTAATTTTTCGGTTAATTCATTTTTAAAATGTTGTATGTCGGCAAACGGACAATATCAATTCGTAATATGTAATAATGGTGGTTCGCCCGATAGTGCTTTTGTTAGTGAAAATTACGGACAAACTTGGACGAATATCGATAGTTATATAGGAGCACAAAAATTATGGGTAAATTGTTGTATTACTGATTGTGGAAGAGTAATGATTGGTTATGAAAATACTGGTGGTGGTTATTATTCACTTGATTATGGAAAAACTTGGACGGCAACAGCATTCGCAACATTTCTTAACGGAGCATCTAAACCTACTTTTTGTGTAAATGGTAAGTATTTAATAGGACAAAAATCGGGTTCTTTACCTTATTATACACAATTTCCCGCTATTTTCTAATAATAGTATATAGTATATTATGTTGGCGAGTGATGGTCAGACCATTTCGATACTGGAAGACATTTTGGGCGAAAAGAAACCAGCGAGAAGTTGGTGGGTAAAATATTGTTGTTTTTGTAAGAAACAATAATACTATATATTATATGTTAAGCGAAGTATTTTGGGTTGCTTTTATTACAACGGCGAGTGGAATGATAATTAAATTAGCATCTATGGCGTATAAATCGAAATGTAGTGAGTGTTCTTTTTGTTGTATTAAGGTGATACGAAATGTGGATTTAGAAGAAAAAGAAACCGAGTTTATGATTAAAAACAAACCATCGACCCCACCAAATACAGAAGAAACAAAAGACGAAGAAAAATAATAATATTAATTATATATGGATAAGGGTAAAGATATTTTACAATTCAGTAATCCAAACATAGTAGCAAAGAAAGCATATAAATATTTTGGCGAGAATATACCAATATACTTATCGACCAAAAAAGATAAGAAGTATATGGTAATAAATCCCGATGGTAAAAAAGTTCATTTCGGGCAGATGGGAGCAGAAGACCATACCAAACATAACGACGAGAAACGAAGACAGAGTTATTTACGAAGAAGCACTAATATAAGAGGGAACTGGAAAGATAATCCATACTCACCTAATAACCTCTCTATTAATTTACTATGGTAGAAAGTAGGAAACTTAACAAGGATTTAGGATTATTTTAAATATTTTATTTAGCAATATTAAATAAAATATATTTACAAAAAAAAGATTATAGAAAAGTTCGAAAAGTGTGTTAGGTTCTCTACTTTTCTACCGCAATCATTTAGGCAATTTTAGGTAAATCTCTTAATTTTTAATCTTTGCCTTTATTATAGAAAGATGTCGTCATTTCAAACAGATATTACAGAGCAATATTTAAACAAAATATATGAGGATTTACAAAAAGAGCAAATAAAACTGATGAATGATATGAAGACGGGTGTGGATAATGTTAAAGAAAGTTCGATTACCAAACAGATTACCCTTATTAATACCATAAATGTAGCAGTAATGAGATTAAGAAATAATCGAAAAAAGGTAGATTTGTAATGTTTTATTATATCTATTAATTATATATAATGGTTCGCACAATTAACTCTGTTTATATGCCGATGAATAGTAGTCGAATGTTAGCAAGACAAACAAGAGGAGCAAAGATGCTGGGTAAGGGAGCATTTCTTTTAGACGGAGGTATGGGAGGTCAAGCAAGTTATTCGTCTGTTGATGACTATGTCGCCACTACTGGACGAGCAGTTCGAGGTGGGGGTTTAGGATTTTCACCACCACCAAAACATTTAGGTATGAATAAAGATGCTATGAATAAGAAAATCGAAAGTTTAATGGTAAAACCCAAAACCAAAAACATTAAGTTCAACCTTTAAGGGTTTAGAAGAATTAATTAAAAGGGATTTCTATATTATTTTTTATCTTTGAATAATATATAATATGAGTTGCGACAAACTGGTTTTTGATTTATCCCAAGAGGTCGAAGGTTCTCCAAATGTTTTCATTAAGAAGGACTGGTTGAATATTTTAGACAACCAAAACGGCAATTACAACAGCAATCAGTCGGTCATCGATACATCGCAGTTGTCTAATAGCAATAAGTATATGTCTTATCGGGAGGCATATTTAGTAATACCGATGCTTTTAACTCTCGCATCACAAACATTAGCAACGGCATCTTTTTTTCTCCCCAATACCGCTGCTAATTCTGCCGATTATTCTATTGGTCTTAAAAGTTGGTTCGGTCAGATAATTCACTCCCTTACCCTCGATTACAACGGCACTACGATAATTCAGCAAACGCCTTATATAAATATGTGGAATAGTTTTAAACTTATTACATCACTCTCTACTGCCGATATTCTTACTATTGGTTCTACAATTGGGTTTTATCCCGATGACCCGTTGTCTTGGTCTTTTCAAGGTGCTATTTCGGCAAATGGTTTAGGAACTTGTAATAACACTAATTTCGGGACCACTGTATTCGGCGGTGTTGTATCGGGTGTGTTTAACAAGTTTAACTCTGCGGGAGGTAATCAAGGTTTTATGAAGCGTCAGCAATTTATCAATTATGATGTTGGTGGAACAAGTGGTTCTGCTACATTTGCGGGTCAGTTGGACGGCGACCAAGTTAGAACCCTTTGGAAGTCATATGTTTCTACCAAGGTTAATGGTTTAGACGCTACTAACCAAGGTGTATTTCAAGTATCTATTACTGCTATTGTTTATCTTAAACATCTACATTCTTTTTTCCAAATGACCCCTCTGTTGAAAGGTGTGTTTATGAAGGCAACTCTCACACTCAACAACACCACAATCGATTTTACGACCGATGCTGCGGGTGGTGGTGCCGTAACGAGTTATACTCTCAATTCAGTTTCTAACTCTGTTGGAGGTATTTGTCCTCTTATGTTGGCGAGTGGTCTTGCTAATAATGGTGGAGCAAGTGCCTTTCAAGCGGGAGATATGACTTATAGAGCAAACATTTCAGTTGGAGCGGTTTGTTTGGATAGTGCCTTAAAATCTACTGCTGGTGTTGCTGACGGAACATTATCAAGAAATATTTACCTATATGTGCCTTCTTATACTTTTAACCCAGTATTCGAACAAGCATATTTGTCCTCACCAATTAAGACGATTAAATATACTGATGTGTATCAATACCAAATTACTAATATTACCGCCAAGACGGGACAGATTAATAACCTACTTACAAATGGTATTGCTAATATTAAATCTGTTCTACTTTTGCCCTTTTATTCTGCCGCCACAAATCTTATTATAGGAGCGGCAGCGGGAGCACTACCAGTATATCAATCACCATACGACCCCGCTGGAACGGGTATGACTTCGCCTTTGTGTCTTTTGTCTAATTTCAACATAGTTGTAAGCGGACAGAATACTATTTACAATACTGAACGCTATGCCTTCGAGCAATTTGCTAATCAGTTATACGGCACAAATGCGGTAAATGGTGGAATGACTGATGGACTTACAAGTGGTCTTATCGACCAACTCTCATTCGAACAAGGATACTGCTATTACTATGTCGATGTATCTCGAATGCTTCCCGTCGAGGAAAGTGTCCCCAAATCCGTCCAAGTTATCGGGCAAAATATGTCGGCAAGGGCAATCGACCTTTGGTGCTTTATTGAGTATGGTGTTGATGTTTCAATCGACATTCTTACTGGGGCAAGAGTGTAATATAATTAATCTACAATTTTAATAAAAACATAACATTATATATGATTTACTTATATATAATGACCTTTTAGGCGTTATTTCGTAATTAAGAAATTGTCCTTATCTTTTTTCTTTGCTATATATATAATGGAGCATTCAGTCGTTCGAGTAAAGGTTTCACCGAAACAGATTAGCAAATTACGCAACGGACATAGAGTTCGAATTAAACCGCCAACGATGGAGGGCGAAGGAGTATGTATGATTGTAAATCCCGCCAATTATGATATTATCAATCGAACATTTAGTCGTAGTAAAGGTTTAGAGATTGCTTTATCCCCACAAGAAATATTAGCAAATCAAGAAGCATCACCACAGATGGAGGGACAAGGCATCTTTGGTAAGAAGTTCGATAGATGGTTGGGTAAAACAATTGGTAAAGACAACCAAAGAGCATTATACGGAACGGCAAGACAATTTTTACCCGTAGCACAAGGAGCATTAACCGCTGGTTTAACCGCTGGTGGAACTGCTTTGGGTGCTTTTCAACCCGAATTAATCCCTTTTATACCGGGCGGGGTTGCTGCCTTATCTGCTCTCGGTAGTGATTATTTAGCAAATCCATCATCTTATCAATCTAACGCTGGTGGGTCAAGGGCAAAATTAGCAAAGAATATGGCGGGACGAATGATACAAGATAGAGCATTACAAGAAATTAACGCCCAAACGGGAGCAAATCTCGGTGCTTTGGATAGAGCATCAATCGAACAAGCATTAGCAAATAAAGCGAGAGGCGAGATGAATAAGATGGCGGTTCAACAGAAACAAAGTTTAGATAGTTATTACGGCAATATGTTCGATGGTATTGAAGGTAATGGTCTTTATGCTGGTAGGGTAAGAGGTGGAAGTATGCGAAGAACTGGTGGTGCGGTTGGATTAAATGGTTCTATG